ATTGGAGGCGCGCATGAAGCGTGAGCCTCGTTTTCTGCCGCCGCTGCAAAGCGTGATCTATGGATATACGCGGCGCATGTTGGACCAAACCGCAATGAATGCGCAGTCGTTTGCGATGGTGTTAGCCGAGACGTATCTCTCACTCACCGCCCCTGACGTGCGCGGCGTTGCGTTGCGCATTGGCGATGATGTTGCCGAAGACATGCGCAATAACGCGCAGGTGCTGCGGCGTTACATGGATGGCACGGTTAAGACACTTCCTGCGGATCTGGTGGATGCCTGGGTGTTGGCGCTGCCTGAGCCGTATCGTGGCGAATGTGAGCGCGACTTGGCGCGGCGTCGTGGGGTGTTGCCGGTGCGTCTGCCCTCTGCTGATTCTGCGGCGGGAGTCGTTGGTGTGGCTGAGCTGGTGAGTGAATTTGCGCAGTTGTTGGAAGTGATTGCACCGGCCTTAGCTGATAGCCGTATTGATAAAAATGACCTGCCGTTTGTGCGGCGCATCCTTGATGAATCCGACGATGTGATCGCGGCGGTGTTGGGGGTTCGCGGCCAAGTACAAGCGATGTTTCAGGAGGAGAACACGGATGCGTAAGGCGTGTTGTGCCGCAGGTCATCACGGTAAGCAACGCACCACCGTTGCTGGTGGGGAGGCCGCATGATGGCCCGTCACCGTTTACCGAGTGGATACCGCCGTCAAGGCAGGGTCACGATGACGCTGCGGCAGTGCGCCGGATTACGAGCGGCACTGGAGGCCTTGTATTCCAGCGAACCGGGGGTGAGTGGTGCGGCGGCATTGGCCGCGCGTGAACGGATGCGGGTAGAAGCCGAAGCATCACGGTGCAGGCAAGGGGTGTTGCTGTTGCGGGGTGGCCCATGAGTGTGTCGCGGTGTTTGGGTCAGGCTGTCGAGGCGCTGCGGGATCAGCCCAGGACGCAATGGAAGGCGTACATCCAAACGCTGCCGCAGGTGTGCCCGTGCACCAGCTGTACGGCCCAGCCAGGATGCAGGGAATACGTCGCCGCGTACTTTCGGGTGCAATGGGGAATGCAGGTCAACCGTGAGCAGGCGCAGCGGCGTCAGGCGGGGCAGCAGCATGACTAGGGTGGATACGCAGGCATTACGCGCGCGGATTGATCTGGTTGAGGTGGTGGGCCGCTATGTGACGCTGCAGCGTACAGGCGCTGAGTACACGGGGTTATGTCCGTTCCATCACGAGCACACCCCCTCGTTCACGGTGATTCCGCATAAAGGGTTTGTGCATTGCTTTGGGTGTGGCGCGCATCATGATGCGATTGGCTTTGTGATGCGTTACCTCAACGTGGATTTCCGTGAGGCGGTGCGTCAGCTTGATCGCGGTGCCTTGCCGCAGGCCGAGCAACAGGCGCAGCGGCAGCGGCCAGAGTATGTGCCTGACATGGTCTGGGTGCCGCTGCTGCCAGTACCGGAAGATGCGCTGGTCTGGCCAATCCCGCATCCTAGAGACCCCTCATGGCTTTCTGAAACAGACCCTCTACCTCGTGCGTGGCCGCGCCGAAATCAAATCAGACCGCGCCGTCTACCGCCCCTCAAAAACCACCGTTGACGAACGCGGCAAAACACTGGCCCGAGACGTCGGCGTCTGGGGCGTTGGCACCAGCGTCCTCAAACACATGATCTACGGCTGGCTAGGCGCCGCCCTGGCTGCCAAAGACAACGCCGCCCAAACAGGCACCGCCGAAGACATCAGCGCCCGCATGCTGCGCTTTCCTGGCGGACGTGGCGACGACAACCATGACCCCTTGCACCCTGATCCTGGCGCACTGCCAGAACACTACTTCGCCGGCCTCACCGCCGAATACTTCGACAAAGACGCCGGACGCTGGATTAAACCCCGCGGCGTGCGCAACGAACCCCTGGACACCGCCGTCTACGCCCTCTGGGCCACCCTGGCCCCCGCACTCAAAGTCGACGTCATGCGCGAATCACAATGGGAAGCCCTCCAAGCCCTCTACCAACCGACCAACGGCAGCCTCTTTGACCCACCAGCTGCCCCGCCCACTGACACCGCCCGCGGCACCCTGCGCTCAGTGACCGCCACCCCCGCCCCGCCCAGCGCCCCCCATGAAATGCCACCGCTTCCTAACAGCGGCTTTGGCTCCGACCGTTGGAACAAGCGTCTATGAACCGCACGACGCACCGCACCAAAGCCCCCATCACCTGGCTTGCCGAAGAGCTTCCAAACCAACACCAGAGAGACACATGAGCCTTGCTACCGACCAAGTTGCACTCCTAAAAGACGCCTACCGCAAAGTCCTGCTGGGCCAATCCGTCCGGTATGGCGAACGCCAAGTGACCCGCGCCGATGCCAAATGGATTAGCGATGAACTGGACAAATGGCTGCGTCGCGCCGCCGCAGAAGCGGCCCCCTCCACGGGTGGCACCGTTCGCATTGCCATTGCCGACTTCCGCAGAGACAGCGGCGGAGACGCACCATGACCACCGCCCCCCCGCGCCTGCAACGCCTCGTTGCCGCCTTCGACCGCAGCCTCCTGCAGCTTGCCCCAGCCTGGGCTGCCTCCCGTGCCCAGAGCCGCGTCAAAGCCGTTGCCTACCGACAGGCCTATGAAGCGGCGGAAAAAACCCACCTGCGCCAAGCCTCCCGCGACTTTGGCAGCGGCAACACCATCGTGACCATGACCGGCGTGGCCCTGCGCAACCAAGCACGCCACCTGGACCGCAACCACGACATCATCAGCGGCGGCCTATCCACCTTAGTCCAGAACATCATCGGCCCCAGCGGCATCAACATCGTCCCCACCCCCCGCGACGTCGACGGCAACCTGGTTGAATCACTGGTGGATGCCATCCTCCCCCTCTACCAAGCCTGGTCCAAACGTCCCGAAGTCACCTGGATGCACGACTGGTCCAGCGTCCAGCGCCGAACTGGACCGCTGGAAACACGCCGCAGGCCACGAAGTGCGTGGCCTGGTGTTGCGCCGTGCCGATGAACGTGCCCTGTGCGAAGGAAGGGCCTCGTGATGACCTTTCCCCCCTTCTTGCTCATCGTTGCATTACTGCTGTGGATTAGCCGCCGCAGCAGTCACTCACAACAGGATTGCCACCGATGAAAACATCAGACATATCCGCATTATTCGCGTACTTACTGATTGCAGTGTCATTGCCCCTCGCATCGTGTACGAGCTTAGCGCCGCCCGGGATACTGCCAACAACACCCTCAGAAGCGGTCTGCGACCGACTCCCCCCCCTGCCAGTACCGCCGATTCCAAATGAACAACCAGAGATCTTCGCCATCTTCCGCAGAGTGATCGGTTTGTACATCAACGAAATCAACAAATACAACGCCCAGGCCGCTTGCCGTGCCCAAGTGCACGCGACCCATCAGGAGGTGCCATGACTGAGAGATCACGGTGCTCCCAACGTGCCCGCGCACCTGGGACGCCTGTGCAGCGCGTGGCAACACCATTCACTTTGGTGGTGCGGTCTATCGTCCGCTTCACACGCCCGAGGGAGTATCGATGTCATGGGGCTGATTGCACGCCTGCGCCGCTGGTATCACCTCTGGGTGTGGCGGCTGCGCTACTGGTGGTATGACACACCATCGGGCGTCTGCGCCCAGCACTGGGCGCTGGGCCTGGGCGTGCTGGTGCTCATTGTGCAGCTGGTGCGCGTGTGTGTTGCCACGGCGCTGCCTGCACCGCACGGCGCACCCGCACAGGCCGTCTACTGGTGGGTGTGGCAACTGGCGATTGCGGTTGTGGCGGCCTACGTGTCGGCGGCGTTGCGTCCCAAACCGGAGCCGGTCAAACCACAGCAGGCGCAGGTGCCCACCGTTCAAGACGGTCAAGCGGTGAAACATCACTTTGGCACCGTCTGGGTCGGTGATGAATTCATTCTGGCCTGGAAGATGCAGGGGACGATTCCAATCAAAACAAAGGGCGGTAAGAAATGACCGGACTTACCGTCACCACCAAGCATTTGTTCACCATCCCTCATTTCAGCTGCCGTGCTGGTTTTTGCCGCGGTGGGGCGCGCCAGTTCTTCATGGATCATGGCTTGGATTGGAGTGACTTTGTACGCAACGGCATTGCTGCCGAGGCGTTGTCTGCGACCAAGGATGCGCTGGCGAACGCACTGGTGGCGTGGGCGCAGCAGTGCGAGCAGGGGCGCGACGATGGGCGGTAAGTCGAAAAAGGCCACCATCGGCTACTGGTATTTGCCCATGTTCCATCACGGGCTTGGTGTTGGCCCGTTGGATGCTTTCCTAGAATTTCGTGGTGGGGATCGTACTGCCTGGTCGGGGGAACTCACGGATACCGGCACGGTCCACGTGGATGCGCCCCACCTGTTCGGTGGCGAGAAAGATCAAGGCGGGATCGTCGGTGACATGGATGTGCTGTTCGGCAAGGCCGACCAGATGCCTCACAGTTATCTGCTTGCCACGCTCGGCCCCCAGGTGCCCGCGTGGCGCGGCATCGCCACTGTGGTGTGGAAGGGCGGCAAGTACGGGGCGATGAATCCGTATCCACAGCCGGCCAGCTACAAGATTCGCAGAATCCTCAAGGGCTGGGATCATGATGCCTGTTGGTATCCAGAAAAAGCTGCGATCGGGATGCAGATGGCCCCCAGTGTGGCGGTGTATTTTGCCATCGACTTGTCCGGCTCCATGCACTATGTCGGCGGCAATGGCCGGTCGCGGCTGGACAACATGAAAACCGCGCTCAACGCGGCGCTTGATCAGCTGGGGCAGTCCATCGCCAGCGGCACCGCAGTGGACATCATGCTGGCTGGGTTCGGTGACGCCCCGGATCATCGCCAGACACTCCTACGGCGCAACTGTACTGCACAGGGCATTGCTGAGCTGAAATCATGGGTGGCCGCACGCCAGGCGCTTTATGGCACGTACTTTCCCGCCGGTACGATGGACATGCCCAGCTTTTACGCCGCAGCGCCATCTAATGCGGTCCGCGTGGCATTTTTCATGACCGATGGCGAGCCGGACCCGCCTTCAGCCACCCTCGCCCAGGCCGCGCGTGCGGATGTGGATCAGGTGGCACACCTGCGGTGCTACGGCATCAATATCGATTTGGCCAACACGACGTATACCGATATGGTCCACAACGTCCCTGGGACGACGTCGGCGGTGGTGCTGGGCGGTGATGCGACTACTATGGTGGGCCTGATCCGCTCAGCCATCTTCACGGGCGTGTTGGCGATGAATGTCGCGCACGTTCTCTACTATGCCAATACTAACGCTGAGATGGGCCGTGAGCCGCTGGATGGGATCGACGCTGCTAGCTTCCGCGCAGGTGCCGATTGGTACCACAGCCAGGGATTTGGCATCTGTACCTGCTTTGATCCGGCTGCCGAATCAGCCGATGCCTTTAGCACCCGCATTCAACGGCTCGGCGGCTGTAGCGTGTCGCGCGATCGCACGGACGGTAAGCTGCACCTGGACATTGCTAACGGCATCTATACGCTGGAGGCGCTGCCGATCCTCACCGACGATGCCATCCTGGAATGGAGGGAACATCCCTCGGTGTTCGACAATGCGGTCAATAGCGTGTCGGTCACGTATTTTGACCCCGACCAGAAAACCGATATCACGACGCCGCCGGTGCAGGATCTGGCGCTGATACAGGCCTATGGTGTCATTCACCAGAGGATTGACTATCCGGAAATTCCAACCGCACCACTGGCGCTGCGCATCGCAGCACGGGAATTGCGTGCCAGCGTCACCCCACTGCGCACCTTCGAGCTGAAAACCACACGCGCTGCCTATGCACTGCGGCCTAATCAGTATGTGCGCTTGCAGTGTCCCAAACGTGGGATTGCTGACATGGTGTGCATTGTTGGCAGCACACAAAGTGGCTCGCTGAAAAGCGGTGCAATCACGTTGTTGTTGACGCAGGATATTTACCGCCTGCCTGTGTCCTTCAGTGTGGAGATGGCGGCCAGTCGTGGGGCAGCGCCCGCGCAACCGCCGCTGCCGATCACCTCACAACACGTCTTTGAAGCGCCCTACATTGAGTTGGTGCGCTCGCTGCCGAGTCGCGATCTGAGCGCCTTGTCGGCGGACGCCAGTTATCTGCTCGCCGTCGCACAAGATCCCGCCACCAGCCGCAATTACACGCTGCAAGTCGATGCTGGTACCGGTGAGTATCGGGCGGCTGGTGATGGCCAATGGTGCCCCTGCGCACGCATCGTTGCCGGTGATGTCACCCGCATTGCGACTGAATTTAGCCTCACCGATCCGTATCGGCTGGATCAGGTCGCCATTGGCAGTGCGGCACTGTGGGGGAGCGAAATCGTGCGCGTGGATCGCATTACGCCTGTCGGTCGCCAGCTGCGTATCACCCTGGGGCGCGGCTGTGGCGATACGGTTGCTGCAATCCATGCAGCCGGCGAGTGCATCTGGTTCTACGAAGACAACGCCGCTGCCGATCTGACCGAGTATGTCAAAGGCGAAACGGTTAACGTGGCATTACTGACCAATACCGGCAGTGCGCAGCTGTCGTCAGCCGATGCTGCCGCGCTCCCTCTGACATTTGTAGGACGCGCCGCGCGGCCTTATCCCCCTGGGAACGTGACCATCGCCGCGGCGGATTGGCCTGAGGCAGTGTCTGGGGAGTTTGTGGTGATGTGGGCACACCGGGCGCGCCTCACCCAAGCCGACCAATTGGTTGACGACCGCATGGGCAGTGTCACCTTGCCACGCAACCAACGCTACGGGCTGCGCTTCACAGACAGTCGCGGGGTGCTGCTGATCGAGCACACCAGGATGGGTGCCGACAGCGCCACCGTCTCACTCAACACCACTGGCCAGGTGACGATGGAGCTATGGAGCATCGACAACGGCGGCACGAGCCTGCACACGCATCGCCATGCCTTTGTGTACACACCGACGGATCCGCCGCCGCAGGACAGTACGATCAGCGCTGCCGATGCCATGCCGGTGTTTGAGGGCGTCATTGTGGATGGAGGTAATCTGGATGGCTGACACCCTGCAGTATCGCTTTGTGGTGCGTCGCGGGCGGGCGGCGACATGGAGGCTGCGTAATGAGCGGCTGCTCGGCGGCGAATTTGGTTTAGAAACCGACACGGGAAAATTGAAGATCGGTGATGGCCTCACCGCCTGGAACGATCTGCCTTACATGAAGGCGGGCACGCCGTTGGGGGCGGCCAATGCCGGTCGCGGCGTGATGATTGATGTGAGCAACCCAGAGGTGCCGGTGTTCAGTGTCCCAGGGTACGAGGGCGGGGCAGGGATCGATATCACCAACGGTGTGATTACCAATACACGCGCGGGCATTGTGCTGGCCGGTGTGGTGGCCGATTACGCACATCTACCTCATCGGCTCACCGCAGGTGCGGCCTATTTGGTCAGCGATGACGGGCTGATTTACGTGTACGACGGCAGCGCCTGGCCCGCTGAGGGGGACGGGATCGACCTCCGAGGCGGTGGGGGGGGCAACGATGATTACTCTTTTGGAGGGGGACTCTAACGCATGGCCAAATCCAGTAAACAATCCTTCGTGCAAAGCGTCGGTAACTTTGCAGCGCAGATCAGTCACGCTACCGGTGCAGGAGGCAAGGTCACGCTGTTTACCGTTGGCAGTGAACGCGGCGATGATGAGGAGTTGCGCGCCTTGCAAATCAGTAACACCGACACTGCCGCTATCGTGGTGAATTTCTATGTGCAGATCGCCGGTACCAACGTAGACGTTCTGGTGGGCAGCGTCAGTGCCGCCGCTGGCACGACGACCGATTGCCGCAACACGGTGGCGTTAGCCGGATTATTCCAGCATGACGTCAACGGCAACCGTGTGCATTACATGCAGAAAAACCATACCTGGAAAGTCGCCGCAGTGACTGCACCGGCGGTGGGGAACACGTTGGATATCTTCGGGGTTACGGGGAAGTTCTGATGATCCGGCCCTCTGTGTCCTTTCGAGCATTGATAGCACCTCACCTCACTGAGGCGGTGCCTGGAGTGTGTTGCGGTGTTGGGTGATTTCAATACACGCGTGCGACGGGTGAAGCGGATCCCTGCGGTGCTCACCCAGTGGGCTGGCTTCGTTCCTGCGGTGGCCACGCAGGTCACGCAAACCGCGCCTGCCGTCCTTGCTGATGGTGATGTGTTGCTGGCCTTTGTGATGCATCGCTCTGGGCTGACGGTCATTCCGTCCGGCTTCACGTTGGTGGCTGTGGCGTCTGGTCCAACGGGCTACGCGGGGCAGGACTACGATCAGTGCTTATCGATCTACCAAAAGCGCGCGTTTAAAAGTGATGCAGGGCAGGTGCATCACTGGGGGCAGCGCGACAATGAGCGCCTCATCGTTGGCTATCACCGCTATACAGGGTCATACCCATTACGGATCACCGGCGCGCTGCCATCGTGGACCCATGAGGGCAGTCACCAAGTGCGGGTGCCATCTCTTGGTGCGCTCACCGCCATGAGTGATGTGGTGCTCGCCGCGGCCACGCTGAACATCACTACCTCGGAAACCGTGACTGCCCAGGTGTCGGCTGGTTGGGAGATTCAATCGCTGGCCACAACGGGGAACTTGCGCTTACTCGTTGCCGCGGCCGTCCCCGTCAGTCCAGACACGGCACCGCCGGTGCTGGATCTATGGCCAGGTGAGCGGATGGCTGGAAATTTCAACGCCAGCATTGCGTTGGGGGTGGCGTCACGGTGATCACGCTCTTAACCCA